CGCCTACGTACGCGACATACTTTTAATCCCAGCAGAAGAAATACCTGATTTCAATAGTTTCATGTCTTCCGCGAACTACACGGACCACGGTGACGGAAACCATGAATATGACTTGAAACTGTACCATGAGACAAGCGTGGAATATGAGCTCGTTGAATCTCCCTCTCCTACACGATTTGAAATCTTGTACGCATCGGAAACAAGCAAAATCGGAGAAAGTTTCCTCACCGGAAACCATAACGGTTCATTGCTACCCAATAATATGTATGCCCCCAATCTGATGCTTCCCGATTTTCCTTCTATCACACTCGACCCCTATATAGACAGCGACAACATTGAAAAGTACGGTATACATGAAGGTTGCGTGTTTTTTGACGGAAGCAATGATGAACTGGAAGAGATATTTCCCTCCATAGAAGGCATGAAAGCGGAAGACCTACGGGATGCGGGTATAGATGTGTCGTTGGCAGAAGGCGACAACGGGAATTTGGATGAATTGGCCGATGCCGAAAAAATACAAGACGACGGAGCCATTACGCCGGGAGATATTATCCCCACCTTCACTGTCACGCTGAAAGACGTGGGATTCGACCTCGCCCAAGAGATAGGCGATGATTCTTCCATTAGCATGAAAAGCGGATATTGCAGCGGACGTGAATTTAAAATCAGGAATTGTGTTCCCACAGAAAAGAACGGGGCAAAGTGTTACCTGCTAAGGTGTGAACGCGCGGAAGATGAATCCAATAAATTGTATTATCCTTATAAATCATACCCACTGCAAGCCGGAGACAAATTTGTAATTTTAGGAATAGACTTGCCAGACGTGTACGTAAAGGCTGCTTCACAGAGGTTATTACGGGCAGGAAAAGAATATCTTTCCGAAGTAGACCACATGAAACATACCTATTCCCCAAAAATAGACGAGATTGCGATGGCTCGCCAACACGACGAAGCCATACAATCCGGAGGTATAAGTCTTCACGACACCATCAAGGAGGGCATGCTGATAAGGATTTCCGATGAGGACCTTTTTAATGAAGAGCTACATATCACTATCGACACCCTCACCATAAAGGAAGGGGAAAGCTTGATACCGAGTTACGAAATCACCCTCAAAGAGGCCAAGGAGGAAGGCACACTGGAGCGCATGCAAAACAAGATTGACGCTATTGCATCCGGAAACTCCGTAAATCATGCCGGCGGGATGATCGTCAACCTGCAAGGGAATTACCTGAAAAAAGATACGGAAGATGCCGCTACCGCCCTTATCAGCTTCTTGAAAGGCTTATTATACGGAAATTACAAACCGGGAGAAAGCGGAGGTGCACTGAAAGAAGACGGAAGTGCAGAGTTTGATAATGCCACGATAAGAAAAGGACTGAATATCGGTGAGTTTTCAAGCATAAACCGCTTAGGAGACGCTGTTCTCAACTCCATTTCATTGCGCAACCTTTTTCAAATCGGGAATTTCTCATCCGGCGAATCGGGTGGCCAAATCTCGGACGACGGCGCGGCAGAGTTGGCCTCTTTGTTGCTGAGGGGCGCATTGGAGATTGGAAAGTATTCCGCAGGGAAATCGGGCGCGAAGATTGGCGAGGACGGTGCCGCGGAGCTGCTGAGCGTGTTGGTGCGTGGACTGGTAACGGCAAAGGGCATACAGTCGCCGGGATTCTCGACAGGGGCATTGGGCACGGGACTGTGCCTGAAAATGGACGAGAACGGGGATTCTTATATCGAGGTGGACCGCATGCTTGTGCGCAAGGTGGCCGAGTTCATCCAACTTGTGATTCAGGAAATCAAGCACGTGGGCGGGCAAATCGTGCTTACCCTGGCCTCGATGAAGTGCATCCGCGTGGAAGACACGGGGAGTGCCTACCGTTGCTATTTCGAGGCGACGGACGGGGAAAAGACGGTGGAGAACCAGTTTGTCGCCGGTGACCAGGCACGCGCCCAGACGTTCAACGTGAAGGAGGGCGTGAACGAGAACGTGAAGAACACTTATTACTGGCGTCTGGTGACGGGCGTGGGGGACAACTACATAGACCTCTCGAAGACGGACTGCGACGCGGGGAGCACGGTACCGGCCGCCGGTGACGAAATCGTCCAGTTGGGAAACCGGAATGACGTGGCCCGACAGGCGGCCATTATCCTTTCGGCTTATGGGAACGATGCCCCTTATTTCAAGATGTACCGGGGCATCAACTCT